GCTGGTCAAGCATATTTGACATCAAACCTTTACAATCCAGTAAAGAATATTTTAACTGATGCAGTTGTTGCTGGAGATTCATACTCTAAGACAGTTAAAGCTATCAGCCAAGCCATACAAGGAGGTACAATCAACGGAAACAAGTTAGAGGGTAGATTATATCGCTATGCCAAACAAATGGCTTTTGACACCTTTGCAGTAGCTGACAGAGGATATACTAATAACATAGCTCAAGACTTAGATGTGGAATGGTACGCTTATAGAGGTGGACTTGTTGAAGATTCAAGACAATTTTGTATTTCTCGTAACGGAAAATACTATCACAAAAAAGAAGTGGAAGCTTGGGGAGATTTAAAGCAATGGGATGGTAAAATACCAGCAACTGATAGCAAGACAATATTTATTTATGCTGGAGGTTATAGATGCAACCATTCTATACTTCCTAATGCCATATCTGCTACACCAGTAGATGTAATCCAAAGGAACATTGAAAATGGTAACTTTACACCTACTAAAGCAGAGATAGAAATATTAGGATTATAAAGATTTAAGTTCTTTAATTTCTCTAATTTCTTCTTTATGTACTCCATCAATCATCACGAAGATAACTGTACTTTGCACAATAAAGTTTACTTTATTAATATGCACATCGTGCTTCTTAGCATAGAACTCTTTTAACTTATGAAGTGTTTGATATAATACTTCAATTTCTCTTTTCCTTACAATCATTATTTTCCTAATAAAAGTTTATTAACTGCTGTTTCAATACTAATCTTAACTCCACTTTCAGTTAGAGCCTTAGCTTGTCTTGCGTGGATGATAGCCATTGCTTCTCCACAAAATTTAATTGTTGCTGTTATACAGTCTTTATTTTTGCGTTCCCTTGCCATATAGTAACATATAGTAATAAACTACAATATTAGGTATAAATATTCACATTTCCAAACATATAGTCCTATATTTGAAGAAAAAACAAATATTTATGTCAGTAAGATGTCTAAATGATAAAGGGGTAGTGGTATATATACCTAACCACCTTACACAAATGCCAGATTATATGAGAAGAAATAAGCTTGTCATAGATGAGATTAAACCTCAAGAAGAATTAAAACCTTTAACAAAAGTTAATTTAGAGGTAGAAAAACCAAAAGAAGTAGTAGATGATTCTCCAATCGTTGAAATAACAGAAGAACTCACTAAAGAGGAATACTGGGCTATCTTAGAGGAAAAAGGAATTGAATACAAGAAAACTTACGGAATTAATAAACTAAAAGAATTAGCAAATGCCAATTAAAGAAGAAGAATTAAAACAATTCGTGTCTGAATATTTAGACATCAATGTAGATTCAATCGAATCATTAGACAACTTAAAAGAAACATTTGGTTCATCATTCGCAAGAAAAGATGTTTACAAGTCTGAACTATCAAAAGACCCAAATTTCATTAATCCATTAATCGGTAAAAGATTAGGAACTATTGAAACAAAGATTAAACAAGCAGCTAAGGATAAATTATCTTTAGAGTTTGATGCTGGGGATTTTAAAGATAAATCTGTTGAGGATTTACTTGATTTAGTAACAGATAAAGCAAAAGGCAAGTTTGAAAAAGAGCTTGGAGATATGCGTTCAAAGGTAACTGGCGATTCAAGTGAAATTGAAACCAAATACCAAGAGCAATTAAAGTTACTTCGTGATGAAGCTAATAACTGGAAAACTCAAGCTACTAATGCTAACCAAGAGTTTGAATCATTTAAGACTGGTTTGGTAGTTAAAGAAAAACAACAAAAGCTTACTTCTAATTTAGAGAAAGCATTTAACTCTGTTAAGTATGCTCCAGAAGCAGATGAGCTTCGCAAAGAAGGATTTAAGACTAAAATTATGTCAGAGGTAAAGTTTGATTTTGATGAAAATGATAATTTTAGTATCTTTGACAAGGAAGGTAAAACTTTGTTCCACCCTAACAAGGCTGGAGTTCAATATTCTCCAGAAGATTATTTGAGAGATAAAGCTATTGAATATAAGATTTACCAACTAAACTCTGATGGAGGAAAGTCAGCTACTGCAAGAGTAGTAACACAAACTGATAATTCTCAATCGGAAGTACCGAGAGGAAAAATATTAAACCCATTAGCAGCCCAGTATTAACTGGGTTGCCTTTATGGTAAAAGATATACACATCGCAAGTGCGTGGATGCCTTATCCAATAATTAAGGAATAAGTGCCGAAAACTTACAAGGCAATATGAAATATGTAAGTGCATTTATTTTAAATTAATTATTATGTCGTATGTATTAGGACAATTAACAGCGTGTCCAACCATCCAAAGAGAACTGACAGAGTATTTTATGACTTGTCCAGTTAATGAGTTTATGCCATTCTTTGAATTCGTAAACTCTCCAGTAAACAATATCGGCCTTACTCAAGAAGTAGCCCCAGGCGGAGGAAAGATTAGAACTGTAAGATTAACTTACACTCCTCGCCAATTAGAATCAGCAGTTACAGCTAACATCGCTAACCCTAAGTGTGATGTATCTAACTTCATCGGAGATAGATATACTGATTACACTTTAGACACAGATGAAAACCAAGGTATTGGTTTCTCAATGACTGCACAAGAATTAGAAGCAGCTTGTATCGCTAACGAAACATATTTTGTTCGTAGATTAGCAGATTTAATTGATGCTTTAGACCGTAAATTAGCTACCGAGCATACTGCTGACTTAGCTTCTTTAGTAGGTAAATGGGCTTCAAATGTAACTATGAACGCATCTAATGAGTTTGTAGTAAATACATTACAAGCTGGTTCAACTTTGATTGACCCACAAACAACTGCAAAGATTGACTTTGCAATGCAGAAAACTGGTTATTGCAACGAATCTATGATTTTTGCTGGTTCTACTCTTGCCGAGTATTACAGAGCAACTTCATCAGCTGGATGTTGCACACAACAAGGTATCGATGTTGCGACTATCTTCAACCAATACGGTAAAGCGGTAGCTTATGACAGAAGAATTGAATCAGTATTTGGAACAGATGAAGCTGTTGCAATTCAAGCTGGTTCATTAGCTTTATTAAGCTATACTCGTAGCCCTTGGAAAGAAGGTATGCCACTTCCTTATCGTGATGCTGGTAACTACATTTCAACTGTAATTCGCTCTCCAAGAACTGGAATCCCTATGGATTTAACAGTTTCTGATAACTGTGGTACAGTTTCGGTTTCACTTGTAGCAACTACTAAGCTTGTTGGATTACCTTTGGACATTTATGCTCAAGGCGATTTCATGAGTGGTGTAAACTATATGGCGAAAATCAAAGTTACAAATTCATAATTTTTATTCATTGGTGGGGGGCTAAAACCCCCTACCTTTATTTTTTTTAATATGGCTTGTTTCGATAATCTTATAGGATTAAAAGGCTCTTGTACAGAGAGTGCGTTACCATCTGATGGTTTATATTTAAACACACTTGGTATTAGCAGAGAATTTATAGAGGATATAATCAATGAAGATTATGCTGATGTAGATTCTTTTGTGTTAGATAAGATTTCTTTGGCTCAAGACCAAATAAAAAGTGATATTTACTCTAAGTTTACATCCAAGTTTAATGTAACATCAATCTTAGAATCTGTAAGATTAGGCCAATTTAACGAAACACCAACCATTGTTCCAGCTATTGCTGGTAGCTCTAAAGGCATACAAATGAGAATTTGGAATGATACAACCTTTGCTAAATGTTATGTTTCTACCGTACAAACTTACTGGAATTATACTGGTAATGTTGATTTAAAAGTATATGACCTTACACAAGGTAAATTATTAGATACTATTGTAGTGGCTTCGGTTGCTAACCAAATAGTACAAACAACAGTTAATAAGGTTTACAAGAGTTCAAGCCAAGATTTAAACATAGTGTTTATTTATGATGCTTCTTCTTTCCAATCTTATGCTTCAAGTTTCTTAAACTCTGGATGTGTAACTTGTAATAGAGGTGGTGCTTATATGCAAAACAAATATGTTTACTCTACTGGTGTAACATTTGTAAATACAGACCCTAAAACACAAGCATACTTGAATGGTAATAGTGATACTGGTGGTATCTCTGTTGTTTATTCTTTACAATGCGACCACGAAGCTTGGATATGCAGTAATGCTAACTTCTTTGTGAGTGCAATGTTATACAAAACAGCTTATTTGATTACTCAATATGCTGATTTAATGAGCAACACATTCTCAAGTTCTAATATTGACAGAGAGAGATTAAGGTCAAGGATGGAATATTATGAATTTGAATATAATAATAGATTAGAAGCTGGGGTAAAAAACTTAAAGATACCTTCATATGATGTTTGTTTTTCTTGCAATAGGTTAAGAATGAACAAAACAATCTTGCCAAGTTGATTTATAGCGAGGTAGATGGCATATATGAAACATTCTTCATTTCAGATTTTTGGATTGAAGGAGATGAGTTTATCCAACAATTAGTAACGATTAAAATAATATTAAACTGATGACAGTAGCAGACTACCAAACCAAACTAAGGAATCAAATCAAGGCTTTAAAGTCTGATAAGATTATGCAGTTGGCTGTCTATTCTGTTAATCAGCAAAGGATTGAAAGGATATTTGAGAAGGGGCAAAACACTTATGGTTTTAAGATTGGGGATTACAATAGTACAACCCCAGTTTACATTAGGCCAGAAGATGCTCCTAAAGCAGTTAAGTTAGGTGGTAAGCCACAAACTGTAAAAGGAAAGTCTTATAAGAAAAAGACTGGAGTTAGTTTTGTAAACCCAGAACCTAATGCAGAAACAGCTTGGTTTTCAAGTTACAAGGCTTTTAGAAAGGCTATGGGTAGAGAAACTGGCTTTGTTAATATAAGGCTTAATAACCGATTACAAGGGGATTTAGCTAACGCTACTATAAGTAAAGCTACAACTAACTTAGCAAATAATAGACCTATTAAGGTTGATAACCATAGATACATTGTTACTCTTAAAAACCAAGAGAACATTGATAAGGTTGTACAATTAGAAAAGAGATATGGTAAGATAATTGACTTAACTAAACCAGAAGTTAGATTTTACCACGAGATATTAGAAAAAGAATTTATTAGTTTATT